AGCCATCCGACCTATTATAACGCCTGGTCGAGGCGATGCCACATCGGGTTTACTGAGCTTTCCCTTTGGACTTTCCCTTTCGAGGCTTCGGCGCGAGCGCTTCAGCTGCACGTGCTACAGCGTTCTTGGCAGCAGCAGTGCAAGGGATTGATCCTTCTGGGAGCGGTTTCAGCTCGATGTGGTGCAGAAATAGCTTGGCCATCTCTTCCTTGGTCTGCACTTTCGAAATGCGGTCCAACCACTCTGTGTAGGCGACGACGTCCATCCCGAGGTTGTCTGCGACCATCAATCTGATCTGCGGCAGGTCTCGTTTCCTCAACGGCCAAGCCGCAGCGGAAATCTTGATGAGGATGTCATTGTCGACGATGTCTTCAACGCGTGGTAACTTCAACCCAGGCGTACAGCGCACGATGGCGTCAAGCACGGACATAAGGTCGGTTTGGAGAGGGTCTGAGGATTGCCAACCTACGATACGGGCGGCGATACCTCCTTGCACCCCGACCATGGTGTTTATGGTCGTGAGCAAGCGCTTCAATGCGGGAGAGGATGAAATCGACTCTCCAGGGTCCGGAAAAAGCCGGTTCAGGAAAACGAAAGACTTTGGCAGTCCTTCCACGTGGACTTCCCACTTCAGCTCAAGGCCTACTCGGGTCGCTAACGCGTCGAAAGTTTTCCTGTGGGATCCCAAAATCCCACCGTCGTCGCCAGCGACAGGACCTATCTTCAGCATTGAATCGTTTGGACTCAGGCCGCTCTTGCGAAGAGAAGCAAACTGAAGAAAAGCCATGAAGACGGCGTTGAGGAGCGAGGTCCAGTTCGAACCTGACATGTTCGACATGAAATTCTCGTACTCGACACCTCCTGCGATGATGATAGCGAACGCCTCAGCAATGAGTGTGTCCGTTGAGCTCGGGTCATCAAAAACATGATGCACCAAAGCGACCATCAGCAGGCGGCCGAGTTTCGGCAAAGAGCCGTCCATCCCCGCGACGTCATACGACTCGAGGATCTCCTCCGCATTCTCACACGCAAAATCGTGGATCCAATTGGCAATTGCTTGCCCAGACCTTCCACTCATAAAGCATGGCATCGCGGTTTTCAGCGCATCTGAAAGCGGAAGCGAAAAACAGCTTCCCGCCATCGAATGCGCCGCTGAAACGGGATAAATCGCGCGATTCTTACCACGCGCTTCGTTCTTTACGAAAGCGATGATCGTGGCACGATCGGGTAGTATCTCCCTGACAGCAGTCGCTACGCGCTGGTTCTTTATCCGTTGGTTCGGCTTAGATTGCCTCTCGGTAACCTGTTCGCGATCAAACGGAGTTAAAACTCCAATCCTCTCGCCAATGCACTGAACGAATTCTGCAACCAAATCGAGATCCTCGTCAGTGGGCTCGACACGCTTTTGTTTCGCGGCTTGAATAGCAACAGCCTCAGCAGCCATCTGTGGGCTGGTGACTGGCGCGCTCTGTTGAGCGGCCAGCGGCTGTCCGACTATCGTTGCACCAGGCGGGTTCTCACTGCCAGCCTCACCATGCTCGCTAGCAGTGGTAAAGTTGACAAGTTTCGGTGCACCCGCTTTGCCCTTCCCTATCACCTGGGAAAGGCAGTGAATCAGGCCAGACTCTCCGTCTGTGGCAACGCCCTGATCCTTGAAAATCTGCCGAATGTCGTACATGTTCAGAATGCCGTCCTTATCCATAGCAGCCCGCGTTGATAGCGTCTGAAACAGCGTGAGCGGGATTTCAAATGATGGCGTACCTTCGAATTCCATGTCGCGCAGAGACACATACGGGT